CCTTGATATGGTACCTCTAGGTATCAAGGCTAATGAACGGGAACTAGAGGTAGCTTCTTTTGAAGAGGCGGACTTCCACCTTCTAGATGTTTACCCGGGCATCAATTTAGAAGGTGATGTACACACTAGGTATGATACTGATGTTGTATTTACCAAATGTGTGTATATGGCGCGTCTGGACCTTACAGCTACCTATATATCTAGGCACGAACCATTACACGTGCAAGGCCGTTCAGTGCTCCTACGGATTTCAAGAATACAGTATGGACCTGATCTGTTCCCATATGGTCCAGTTAACAGACAGGAAGTCTTACAATATGTATTACATGTGACAAAGAGGTCTAGTCAGAATGTGCCGTTAACACGCCTTGCCACGCTACAGACCTGGTTCGATGGATCTGCTGAACCCCCCGTATGTAAGGTATCTAGTAGGCACCTCAGGCACATAACCATTAAAGAACTACGAAAGATAGGGTTAGACGTGTTCAGAAGGGATGTTCCGTTTGTACTTCCTTTACTTGAGAGTCTAGCCAAGCTTGACCTACATGAAAGCTTTCTAGCTGGGTTGCTTGTATGGGCTAAGGCACTACCTATGCAGCACAGGGGAATCATTAAAGACTCACTAATCTGGCAGTGGCGTTATAAGTCAGTGGCTGACTTTTTCTCCCAAGTAAAGAACCAGTTCTCAGGCAGGCTGAAAGCTGTGCAAAACCTCGTTGACTTAGATCTCACACCATTCTTTGAGCTAGAAGTATTAGTCAACAGAGGTTTAGGTGAAGTTGACTGGAACTCTGAAGTTAAGAATAGGACTGATCCAAATACAGTAACTTTCACGAAAGAAATGATATTTGAAAGAGCACTGAGGTTATTTAAGCGCGTAAAAGTGAGTGGAGGCACCCCAACTAGAAGTACATGGATAAATCATTGGGCTATGCGTTGGCAATGGTCACCCACCGGTGCTTATCATTCACAATACCCTGAAGATGATGAGTTCAAAGCTAAAGATGTAGGGCTACGTAACAAGTTTTATGCGCTAAGTAGAATGCCTACTTACAATATAGAACACTTCTTGAGTAGACCACCATCTATGGAAGCATGGTCAAGTACGAAGTATGAATGGGGTAAACAACGAGCTATTTACGGTGTAGATGTAACCAATTTCATACTATCAAGTTATGCTTTTAAAGGGTGTGAAGAAATGTTAAGTAAACACTTCCCTATCGGCCCTAGCGCAACGGTTGCCAACGTAAGAGAAACGGTGAAACAGGTGTTAAATAATGGTATACCATATTGTTTTGATTTTGAGGACTTCAACTCACAACATAGTGTAACTACGATGAGCGCCGTGATGGATGCATATGTAGCCTGTTTTAAGAACTACTTAGATGATGATCAAATCAGAGCTATTGCCTGGGTGCAGTCGAGCCTAAGTGACAGTAAGTTACATATAGAAGGTAGGAAACAAATGGTGAAGACTATTGGCACCCTTCTATCTGGATGGCGGTTGACAACGTTCATGAACACAGTCCTCAATTATGTATATCTAGATATATGTGGTATCACGAAAGATAGTGTAACTACACATAACGGTGATGACGTACTAGCGAGTATAAAGACACTAAACCAGGTCCAGAATCTGTCCCGTAAAGCAGCAGATTATAACATACGGTTTCAGAAACATAAATGCTACCTGGGTGCTACTGCTGAGTTTCTCAGAGTGGATCACAGGCAGGTAAGTGGAGGTCAATATTTATCTCGTTCGGTTGCCACACTAGTACATGGACCTACTGAAACCGTAGTACCCAACGATGTTGTAGCTTTGATTACGTCACTTACAACTAGGCGTGACGAGGTGATAGAGCGAGGGGGAGAGCCGTCATTCATAAGAGATGTCTATGATATGCAACTATCATATTTAGCAGATGTCTGGGGTCTTTGTAAAGAAGATTTGGCTATAGTTGAAAAGACTCACATAAGCAAAGGAGGTTTGAGCCAGGAAGTAAGTGAAGAGGCACTTGCTCATAGCATTAAGCGAAAGTACCTGAAACGTGAAAAACGTGAAAAGGCAAAAGAGGATGAAGGGAAGCCGTTACCTGGTACCTACGCTTATGCTAACTTAATTTCGCGGAAATACAAAGTTGAGGAACATAAAGAAAAAATAATCAGAGCAACTAGAAAGGCTGTGTTAGAGAAATCTACCAACTACCGGTTCGGGGTATCTGTTGTAAAACAGACACCCGACATGGTAGATTGGATTAGAGCAAACCAATATGGTATGCTGAGGGATCGTATCGACACAACACAAGCCCAACTAGCTAAAGCGTATAATATACCACTTTTGACCATGACAGGACATGATGCTTCAGTCGCACGTTACCTTTCTAGTGAAGGTAACATGTTGGAAGCCTTGGCTGTGATGGCATAAGTGAGTATGAAACGCAGAGGAGGA